ACCAGCTTGTATGCGTTGGCAACGTCAGCGTCCACGGTAGAGGCCAACTGGCTGATACGTGGCTTCAAGACACGCTCTGCGAAGTCGTCCATCTGCATGGTCAATTCAGCGGATGTGAAGTTGATGCCGATGTGCTTTTGGCTGGAGACAGTCAAAGTGGTGAACTGTTCGTTGTCGTCCTGAACTTGCAGGGCGGCACCGTCAGTGACCAAAGCGCGGTCGGGCAAACGGATACGCAGTGTGGAACCGATCTTGGCACCTGAGACAGCGAAGCTGTCGTCGTACTGACGGTTCACGTTGCGGGTGATCACAAGGTTGTTTTCCAATATTTCCAAACTTTTTCTTGTGATCATGTCGATGGTCAAGATAGAATTAGACATTTATACATTTCCTTATTTCAATGGTAAGATGAAGTCTTTGCAATCACCCAGAAAGGCACAACATGATTAGCTTTACGATGGACGGTATTGAATACCGTATGTTTGACCATCTTTACGCCGTCTCGCGCTGCGGAAAAGTTCTTAGAAATTTGCATCCCTACACTCCCCATCAGCATCCTCAAGGATACCTTATGTTGGGCAGGGAACGCCTTATGCACCGAGTTGTAGCTGCTTGTTGGCTGGAGGATTTTGACCCCATTAAACAAGTTCACCACATTAACGGCGACAAGGTTGACAACAGGTCCGACAATCTTGAGTGTCTTACCGCCAAAGAACACTTTGGCGAAAGGCATCTTGACATATCTAGCCAGATCGGAAGATACACCCGAACAGACGCTGCCCGGCAAAAGATACGTGAGTTTCGTAAAGGCACGATTGACAGCGAGGAAACCCGCAGCAAAAAAGCCGCGATCCTCGCTGTTGTCGGTCCCAAAACTCAATGTAGCTTTCAAGGTATCCCCTATCTTTCTGTTTCTGCTGGCGCTCGGGCGGCGGGTATTGCTCCTGCCACTTTTCGCCAACGATGCAAATCTAAGAACTTTCCAGATTACAAATTGACCTAGCGGTTGCGGGTTGCCCGTGCTTTGTCGATTTGTCTTTGGCGCTCGGCAGCAATCCAGTCCGATACATTCAGTGTCTTGGTAGACCGAGGATCGGTGGTGTCAGTGACACCAGGATTGGTTGCTCGTGCGGTTACCGGACGAATCGGGTCTGGCGCAGACGAGGTTTTCTTTTGGAAAGGCTCGGCAGTTAATTTAGCTTCGACTTTTCCAATCTCACGCGCTTGCAACAGTGGCGACAAGCGAGAAATGCGTTCAGCTTCCTTGGGGTTGCTGCCCAGCCAGTAGGCCAGATCAGGTCCAAGGTCAGACGCTTTGATGGTTTCGGCCATTGCATCGGTGACTCGAAGATTCGGGTTATACGCAACTTGGTCAAAGTCATCGTATTTAGACCGGGCTTCTTCCTCACGCTCTGCAAAGGTTTCTTCAATCTCAGCGCGTTGATTCTGGATTTCCCGATGTTGGACCAGCTTTTCAGCTTCGGCACGGATGAAATCACCGTATGCCTGCGGGCTGTCAAATTGATCTGCTGCCGGAATATCCGTTGGCATTGCTGGCACGGGTGCCTGCTTTGCCTGCTGCTCACGTTCCCATTTGCGCTGTTCTCTTGCGAGGCGCTTGCCAATCATCGCGTCGATTTCAGCCTGGGAGTACTTCTTTTCTTCCTGGGTGCTACCGTCTTGATTCTCAGCTACTACCGGCGCATTTTGTGCATTGTCCGTGGTGGCCGTCACCTCGGGTGCTTGCGCGGAGTCAACTTCCGCTAAGGCTTGGACTTCATCAGTCATTTTTAACTCGTGTGAGTTCCCGGTGAACCTCACCGGTACGGTTGGGTTATCTTACAGCAGATTACTCTGGCTGCGCAACATTGGTTTGCAATGCTTTGTATGCGGCCACAACGTCAGCAGTGTGCATGGCAGCGCAAATGGCCTGTACACGGGCATCTTCGGCGCTGTAATCAGCACCGGGCACGACAACGTGGCGGTGGAATTTGCTGCTGATTTCAACGCCATCTTCTTTGATGGCGGTCTTGGTGCGAACTTGAAGTGATCCGTTTTCAATAACTTCAATCAGATCAACAGATACAATTTTTTCTAGCATGATATTTTCCTTGTTTCCAGCCCAACAATCCAGTCAGGCATTAAGGTTTCCAGTCAACCGGACTGGCACGGGTTAACCATTTACGATGTTAAGAATGCGGCCCAGCTAATTGTTCTTGGAACAGTGCCTGAAGTCACTTGAATTTGAAAATTACCGCTACTTATTTGAGTGGCAAGTCCTGTAATTGTGTTTGATACAGATACAACTCCCGATAAGGGGTCAAATAAAAACAAAGCAGTACCACCAGAAGTGTCGTCGCGTAACAAAATCATTCCAGTTTCTGAAGAAACCACAGTGACCCAAGTATTCAGTGCCGACAAAGTAACTGACGTGTTTGCGGTAAATTTACCAGTTCCCGCAACAATGTCTGTTTGGTTTGATGGAATATTTGGCGACAGGAAAAATCTTGTTATGCCGCCAGAACATACGTTACCAGAGTCAAGACCTTCGCTCCCTACCGTCGGGTCTGCGCCGCCAATAACTCCTTGGTGAACATAGTTGAATGTACTAGGGGCAACAGGATTATAAATATAGTTTGATGTGCTACAAATATTGTCGCCAGTTAAAAGACAATCGTTAATCGTAACCCCTACAAACAATTCCGGGTGGTACGAATTTTGGTTGAACGTATTTCCTGTAACTGTGCAATCAGAGCCATTCAGCGTCAGTCCAAACTGACCATTAAATGACAAACTGTTTCCAGTTACACTCAAATATTTAACGCCGGGCGAAACAATGCCTGAATATTTATTGTTGAGACATTGGTTGTTTGACACAACCGTGTTTACGGTATATTTAAATGATGCGGCTAATCCAAAAGTAGCGGCAGCATCAATGCCGTCGTTAGCATTGTTAAAAGTTAAATTGCCATCAATAACTCCAAACGTGTTTACCACAGCAGCCGGGTTTGTAGCTGAACCGTCTGTTTGGTTTAGCTTAATGCCAGTCTCACCGGACCAGCTTGTTTGGTTTCCGTTGATGGTGAAGCAAATGTTTCCACTAAACCAAATATTTGAGTATGTGGCATATCGAACAATATTGTTTATTGCGCTGTTGTTAACGCCTTGAGCAAGTGTGTAAGCCAGACCACCATACTGATAATTCTGAGCTACGTTGTTGTTGAATATGACGCCGCCAATAGAAGCGCCAGCACCAAAATTGCAATCACGAACGGTTGAGTTTACATAGCCATCAAAAGCAATAGTCAGCGTGAAACCTGTAACCTCGGATACCTCCACATTTGTGTTTTCAGTCGCACTTGACGAAAAGAACCAAATCGCAGGCCAAGTGAATGTATTGGTTGTTGTCTGCGCTTGAATTGCTGGAGACAACCCTGACCAAATGTCGTTGTCAGCGGGAGTCGTTGGCATATAGCCTTCATACGACTGCACAACGTCAGCAGACGTATTAACCCAAGTGTTCGTATTTCGTCTAATCGTGTACGGCACAGTAGCGGGTAAAAAGTTAAGTCCTTTAACACGGCTATTTGACGCATCTGTAAATTTAAATGTAAGTGCGCTAGATTGGATCGTAGCGTTATCACCAGAAATATTTACAGTTCCGGTGTATGAAATCGTACTGGTGACTTTATATGTCCCAGATGGAAAATAAACAGGGCGTCCGGTGTTGATTGCAGACTGAATGGCTGAAGTGCTATCGGCAACCCCAGTTGGGTCAGCACCACGGTCTAACACGTTTACTGGCGCACCAGTAATCATTGAGTAGGAGGCTTTGGTTAAACTCATATCAAACCCTTATCAGACAATGTAAAAGCCATTGAAGTCGTAACGAGTGTTGGACATGCTGGCATTGCTTTGTTGCGCGCCACCTGATTGAGCGCGAACAACAATGTTGGTTGTTCCATTGTTAGGTTTAAAAACAAGCACAGTTGCAGCAGGTGAATAATTAACTGTCATACCGCCCTGCGCCCCATCGGGTGATGCCGCCATTGCATAAGGCAGTCCACTAATTATGGCTGCACTTAAATCGGCTGTCGCTGGATAGCGAACACTTGCGGAAACATAAACAACACGACCAATTTTGGTGTAAATGCCTTCTGTCCCTGCAACAAATGTCAAGCCAGCGCCAGAACCGTCAGTCGGTGTCCAAGTACCTTCTTCATAGTCAGACAGCAACTCGCTTGTGCCTGTGCCCGGTGTGGCAGAAAAGTCAATACCTTGACCCGAAGTGCCGATGACAAGGTTGCCTGTGCTCAACGTCAGTTCAGTTGCACTGATTGCACGGCCAGCGGTCAAGTTGGCAACACTGACTTGTCGGGTTACACCACTTTGAACAATTGGCAGCACTTCAGTGCCAGCAAGCGGAGTCGTTGACGCAGGAAGCGCGGAGATTTTAGTATCGGCCATAAGTCATCCAATCAATTAAACATTACTTCAATTTTGGAAGTAACAGGTGGTGCTTCAGAAAACGTAAGTGTTGTGCCACTGACAGCATATGTGTTTTTATTTTGATACACGCCATTGATGTACACAAACGTGTAATCTTCACCAAAAGATGCAGCGTTCAACGTAAATGCAGTTTGTGATCCAGTACCCGTAAAGTTTTGTATTTGGTACGATGCTGCGCCAATACCAGAAATATTGTCGTAGGTTGCAATTAATACATCCGTAGACGTGGTTAGCACAAACTTATATTGGGCGGACGTAATCCAAATTTCACCCCCGTCACCTACTCGACCGGCAGAATTTAGAATAATCGGATTTGTGCGTGCAACATTACCCGCAGAAGTCGTGTAGCTAACAAGCGGTGTAGTGGTGCCTGCTGCGTACGTGTACAACTTTCCACCAGACAATGGGTTGCCGTTGTTGTCAAAAAACTGGGCCGCTACGCCGCCCACTGGGGAAAGAAATACGGCCATTTATTACTCCAACAGAATAAAGCCGCCGTCCTCTTGCACGAGGTTGTCGCCGTCTTCAGCTAAAAGGTTGCTTTGTGCCTGTTCGCTGCCGCGACCGCCGAACAGCGAAATAATGCCACCCAGCCCAATACCAACAGCGTTGCGAACAGCCAGGAAGCTCATTTTGTGTTCATCGGTTTGCAGTACACCACGCCAGCAGAGGAAATCTGGATGGCGCTCACTCGCCACAAACCGCTGGTGCTGATTGGCACTTTGAATGCAATGGGTGTGAATGATGGAATCGGTGTGCTGGCAGTGGTTGCCACAGCACCTTCACCCACTTCAATGTAGCAGGGTTGGTCAGACCAAACCATGACGCCTTCAGGGCCAGCGGGCCAGCCAGCAG